TCTCGCCGTCGAACACCATCATCAACGGGATTCTGGGTCCTGATGTCAGCCTCTACATGAGCGCCTACGATCCGACTTCGGACACGAACGCGCTGAACGCGGCCGGCATCATGACGGTCTTCAACGGCTTCGGTACCGGCTACAGGACATGGGGCAACCGCGCATCGAGCTTCCCGTCGAGCGGCGCGGTCACCACGTTCATCGCCGTTCGCAGGACCCTCGACGTTGTGGAGCAGAGCATCCAATACAGTTCGCTCCCCTTCGCAGACAAGCCCATCACCAACGGCCTCATCAACAGCATCCTGCAAAGCGTGAACGCGTTCTTGAACTCGCTCATCCAGCAGGGTGCGCTGATCGCCGGAAGCGCGGTCACCTATAACCCGGTTGACAACCCCCCTGCGAGTCTGGCGAATGGGCAACTCACGTTTGAAGTAAGCGTGATGCCGCCGCCGCCGGCCGAGCAGATCATCTACAACTTCTCGATCAACACCAGCCTGCTTGCAAACCTTGGGGCATCGGTAACGAGCACCAGCACAACCAGCAACGTCAACGTGACCGCATAAGGAGCGCACCGTGGCAAACCTCGTGATTAATTCGCTGAGTAACTGCAATGTCTATCTCAACGGTGTCGAACTCCTCGGGCGCGCCGCGGAAGTAAAGATTCCGCAACCCAAGCGCATCAGGACAGACTACAAGGGCTTGGGCATGGCCGCGCGCATCAAGATCCCGACCGGCTGGGACATGATGGAGTCCACTATCAAGTGGTCTTCGTTCGATCCTGACACCATCAGCCAAGTGGCCTTGTCCAGCCAGACATGCTCAATCAGTTGCCTCGGCGACTTGCAGACACTCTCAGCATCGGGAGAGGTTTCCGAGAGTCCTGTCATCTATAACTTCAACGGCGTTCCGTTCGATGTGGGTGACATTGACTTCAAGTCGCAGGAGCTGGTGGAGTTCACGTCCAGCTTCGATGTTTACCACGTCGATCTGAGCGTCGGCGGGACTCAGATTTACCTGTTTGACGCCTTCTCGAATCAGTACGTCGTGAACGGCGTTGACCAGTTAGCCGGTTACCGCGCAAACATCGGAGGTTGATAAGTGGCGGCCAATGGATATGCACCATCCGCTTCACAGCAAGTCGTAGCAAGCGGAATAGCGCAGACGATCGCCAATCCAGGCACAGGCGCAACGCTGCGTCTTGCCAATGTGGGAGCCGAGCCTGTGTATGTCGCACTGGGCGCATCGAGTCCTGTTGCGGTCACTCCCCAGACGGGACTCGCGATCTTGCCCGGCGCACCTGCTGAGTTTCTGACGGCGGTATCAAGCGGGTTCATCGGCTTCGTTACTGACGGCAACACTTTCAATGTTCGGCTCAACATCTCGCAAGGGACGTAGAGGCCGAACCACAACCATAGCCAAGCACTGGCGTGAGGTGATTCAAATGGCAACAGGACCCATCGTACTGACTTCCGATACAACCCCCTCCCCCGAACAGATTCGCCGCGAGTTTGACCTTCCCTCCGGCAAGCACGTTATCTTGCTGAAAGGCACAGGCCGTGACCAGCGCCTGGCCGCTACGGTCGCCGGCGAAAACGCAGACAGCATCAAGATTCAGGACGCTCTGGCTTCCCGGCTTTCCCTCGTGGATGGCAAACGCATCCGCATGGAAGACGTGGACGAGATGGACTTCGACGATGCGATGGTGTTTCGCGCCGAGGTCTCTCAGGTATTGCGCCCTTTGCTCCAGAGGATTTCGAGTGTCCTGAAAACGGATCAGGACGCGCCGAAACCCGCTCAGGACGCGGCAACAGACCAGTCGTCCTAACCATGGAGGCACTGGGAGCGATGGTGCATGAAGGGGTCAGTCCTGAATCCATCGATGCCATGTCAATAGGCGATTTGGTAGGGTGGTATCTAGTTCTACAACAGTACAGCCGGGCAGTTGAGAAGCGCATTCCGAAGCGGAGGAAACAGTGAGCGACGAAGATCAAACATCCATCCTGAAAGTCCTCGTCCAACTCCGCGATGAGGCCACAGAGCCGCTGAAGAAGGTGAGCGAGAGCTTTGAAGCGTTCTCGGACAGCCTCCACGGCATCTGGTATTCGGCGTTAGAGATCGGAGCGGGCTACGAGATGCTGAAGGGCATTATCGAGCCCGCGTCTGCCTTTGAGGATGCCCAGGTTGGTCTGCGCATGGTCACGAACGACAGCGCAGAGGCTCTGAAGCAGTTTCAGGAGCAAGCGGAAGAGCTTTCCATCAAGTTCCCGAAGTCCGCGGAGGACATCACCACAGCCCAAGAGAACATGTACAAGAAGCTCGGGGATGTGGGTGCCACACTGAAGGCTACGGAGATCGCCACGCAACTCGCAACGGCCTTGCGGGTGGATGCAACGACAGGATCAAACATCCTCGGCTCAGCCTTCGCGAACCTCAAAATCAAGGGCATGGACACGAACGAGTCTCTTGAGAAACTGTCTGACAACCTAGCGCTGTTGCGCGCGGGGTTCCTGAAGTCCGACGCCCCGGTTGGCAACATGGAACGGGACTTGCGGCAGTTGGGGCAGGTAGCCGGCAAGACTCACGTCGATGTGGACCAACTCTTCACGGTTTGGGCGGAACTGAGCAAGCTTGGACAGGGCGGCCGCGCCGGTGCCGCAATCGTAGTCAAGGGCATCATCGACAAGCTCACCGAATCGAACAAGAACGGGACCAACGAACTCGCCCGGTATGGCCTGCACATCCAGCGCACGAAAGAGAAGCACCTCGACCTGATTGCAACCCTGCAGCAGATTGCCAACCTGCCCAGTGCGCAACGCTCGGCTCTCGTGAACCAGATGAAGGGCCAGAACGACGCCCTCGGCCTGCTGGTGCAGAACATGGGCGACATGAACGGCATCCTGACGAGGTTCAACAACGATGCCGGGGAATCTGCAAAGGATGCGCAAAAGGTCAATGAACTCACATCCTCGGGGTGGAAGGAACTGGCCGACTCGGCGACGAATCTACGGGTAGCATTGGGATCAGGACTCAAGCCGCAAATCGACGGCATATCGGAAGCGCTCAAAGGTACAGCCGTTGGCATCACTGAGTTCTCTAAGCTTCACCCGACGCTCACGAACATTGCCGGAGACCTGGCTCTTGCGTCGGCCGGCCTTATCACGTTCGCGGGCATTGTCGGTGTCGGCAAGCTCGTTCTGCCTTTCATTCAACTTGCATCGCGCATTTCTGGAGTGACTGCTCTTATTGGCATGATGCGCGATGCCATGTTTGGCTTTGAGTTGGTCACAGCGGGCGCGACGACTGCCGGTGAGGCAATGGCCCTAGTCTTCGCTGCGAACCCGCTGGGGTGGGTAGTCGTGGCGCTGGCAGGACTCGTAGCGATTGCTGAGGCCCTCTACCATATTCAGGACATCGAAGAGGCTATGGGGTTGCATCCTGGCGCACACATGAAACCCGGTCTACCTGTTCATCCTTTCGACAAAGAGCACTTTGACCCTCGATTCGCAGCATCCCCTGATGCATTAGCTCGGGTGCATGAGGCGCAAATTTCAGAAATACTTAGACCGTCGTCTCAGGGAGAAACACATCTGCACTACATGGAAGGCGCCACAGTGTCGGTGCAAGTCGGAACCGAAGCGGATAAGCAGCAAGTGGGCGGCGCAGTCCGTGGCGCTCTTGACCAGCACACAGAGGACTTGATGAGGTTCCTTCACGACAGCCAGCACGACGATGCGCGCCGCAGTTTCGGCAACCCAACACTTGAGGGGGCTCGCTAATGTTCGCCTCTTTCGGACCAATCTCATTTCAGCCTCTTGCGAGTCCTACTAAGCTGGAGATAGAAAAAAAGTACAACTACGAAGCTGTCAACGTGATCGGTGCGCCTCCTGTGTTGCAGTGGATTTACGACAACTTGCGCCACGTTGAACTGTCGATCTACCTGCATAACTTTTGGTGCAAGCCGCAGACGGCCATCAACGCTCTGACGCAGCTTGCCGACTTCCATGTACCACAGCAGTTTGTGTTCGGGAATAAGAACAACCTCGGGACCTTCGTCATCTCGAACTACCGACTCAAACAGCGGTGGATGGCAGACGACGGCTCTGTAATCGCCGCGGAGATGGATCTTGAACTTACCGAGTATGTAGCGCCGTCTACACTCCAAAGCAACACCATGACGGTCGGGACCATCGGCAACTCAACAATCAACACCAATCCCCCAGGGCTTACCACTTCACAGAGCGCGGCGGCCGGCTCGACGCTTGTCGTGAGTCCTGCCACGGCTTCCCCCTCGGGCATACCGGCACAGACGCCGTATACGAATGTCCCGTTGAGCACGATTGCGAGGGCTGCATAAATGCCGAATGTCGTCATTCCAAACGGTGGAAGTGGGGTCCTGACAGCGTCACTCGTTACCACCTACGTCAATCCGTCAGCACCGACCTCGGGAATCATCTACGTGTCCAAAGGGGAACGCTGGGACGCGATAGCGTATCGGATGTACGGCGACAGCACGCAGGTTGAGCCGCTGATTCAGAACAACCCTGGCATTCCGATTGGCGACATTGTGGCGCAGGGAGTGCAGGTTTTTGTCCCGCTGATCACGCCAGCGACCAGCACAACCAGTTCGACGCCGTGGGGTTGATAAATGGCAAAGTTGCACAAGATCGCAGAGGATTACTACGGGTTCTTTTGCCCCGGGTGCCTTAACACGCACGCCGTTTCAGTGAATGGGCGCCGAAACTCATGCAATGCAACTTGGGGATGGAACGGAAGTGTGGATAGTCCCACCTTTACGCCATCAATCAACTGCGTGGGATACTGCCATTCGTTCGTTACCGACGGGAAAATCCAGTTTCTTGGCGATTGCACCCACGCTCTTGCAGGTCAGACAGTTGAATTACCGGAGCAGGAAGATTGAGTGCATCCGTACAAATCCCGGCGTGGAAGATCATGTACGGCGGAACCCAAGTCGCCGGCAACCTGCTCACCCATTCCCAGCACATCCACTACGACGAAGCTGTGGGTGGCAAGGCGAACGTGCTGGAGATTCAGGTGGAAGACTCGGCGCGCGCATGGGCGAACAGCCCTCCGGTCATCGGCACAGCGCTCAGCCTATCTATCGGTTATCAAGGCCAGTCTCTCGTGTCCTGCGGGAACTTTGAAGTGGATGAATGGGAAGCAGAGGGACCGCCAGATACGTTCCTCATCAGGGCCATCCAGGCCGGGGTTACGCACGCCATCAGGACCTCATATTCGCAGCCTTATGAAGGCCAGACTCTTACATCGATAGCACAAACTATCGCCGCGAAGTATGGGATGAGCGTGTCAATTGACGCGGTGAGTCCCGATGTTCCCTATCAACGCCAGACGCAGCGTCTTGAAACTGACCTCGGATTCCTGCACCGCATCGCCAATGCCAACGACTACGAGTTCACTATCCGCGGAAACCAACTTGTCTTCTACAGCCGTCCGAAGCTGGACGCGAAGACCATCTCCAGCTTGACAGACAAGAATGCGCAGTACATCTACAAGACCGATTCCACGCGCTTTCGCATTCACCAGCAGCACCACGGCGATAAGACCTACAAGAAAGCTGTGGTGATGTATTTCGACCCGAACTCGAAGAAACTGCTTCAGGCAACGGCCAACGCCGCAACCACGGCTACCCAAGGCGTTGATTTGGGACTTCAGGACACTCTACTAGTCCGGGAGCGGATAGAGAACGCACAGCAAGCCACTCTGCGCGCACAAGCCCATCTCCACGCCGCCAATATGCACGTCCTGAAGGGCGAGATCATCATCCCTGGCTCGATGGTCTACCGGGCCGGCAATCCGGTGATGCTCT